ATGTACAAGTTAAAGCTAAATCCTCAGACCAGCGGCTATGGCGTAACACCGGGTGATGATGTGAAACGTCAGCAGATGGATGGCGGTCGTGGTCGCTATTACATCGATGTAAAACGTAATAGTCATATTGTCGATGTGAACTGGAATTTAAGTAAAACCGATTTCAATAAAATGATGGCTTTCTGGCGGGTCTACCAGAATAAGCCAGCCTCATTCTATGCGGATTTGGTCATTGATCAGGGAACACGTCAGCAATATCTATGCAATTTCATTCCAAACTCGTTCAAGACCAATGAAGTGAATGGCAACCTTTACCGGGTAAATGCACAGCTCGAAGTTGTTCAAAACCAGCCTAACCTTACTGCCGATATAGCTTTGATTAAGGATTGGGAGGTCTAATGGATAACGAATATGCCAAGTTCTTTTTCAATCGGAAAGTTGATGTCTATCAACTGGAGTGTATTGAGCTTTCTCATCCTTCTTTTATGAATACATACCGAATAGTCCGTAATGATGACCGAGGTGTCTATGTACAACATAAGGAAGGATCCGGTCAGGTCTATTATGAATTCTTGCCAGCATCTATACAAAGATCCGGAATGCTGGGTGATCTGGACCAGACATTAACCGTCTCTATCTCTGGTCTAGGTGATGTGATGCCTGATGAGTTTGAACGGGTAATCGAAGGGCAATATCCAGATGTAAAGCCAACCGTAAATTACCGGATTTACAGTTCAGACAATCTGAACTCTCCAATGTTTTATTTACTTGGACTGCAACTCTCCAGTGTTGCCATGAACCATAAAGCTGTGACATTCAAGGCTGAATCACCACGATTAAATACCGCTAAAACTGGAGATATTTTTGCACTGGATCGCTTTAGTGGTTTGAAGGGGGCTATATGAAAAGTCATGATCATTTGCTTGATAGACAATATGACGAGGAAAACTACAACTGTGTTCATTTTGCTCATGAAGCTGCATTGGATCTATATGGAATAGATCGGGCTGAAGCGCTTGAACTCTTTATGCAGCCTAAGGGCAAAATTACTTTTTTATCTTCACGGTTAAAACTTTTAAATCCACTGCCCATGCCCAAGGAAGGCTGCATAGTCGCCTTTCACTCGAGATACCGAAACAAGCCCCCACATGTGGGGCTTTTTCGTGGGCAAAAGATTCTTCACCTCATGGAAAGCGGAGTCACTTATTTGCCTGAAGAGGTTGTGATGGAAATGGGGTTTAATCGGGTCAGTTATTATGATTAAAGTTATTTATAAAAAAGACGCTTTGTCTGAAGAAAAGACAATTGAGCAGGCTCAAACCATTGGGTCAATGGCTTACTTCAAAATATGATTATATGCCTGAACATGTCCGTATTTTCATACAACAAGTAATATGGATCATGCCGAAATTTCATTTGCGAATGAAGTCACACCGAAGAATGCATATGAATTAAAGCAGCTCGATTTCTTGCCAGGCACTTTCATTGTAATTGAGAACCCTAAATGGGTCGCGGCTATTGTTTCGATTGTGATTAGTATTGCGATCGCATTTTTAATGCCAACGCCATCAATAGCACAAACGACTCAAAATACTAACCAGTCTTCTTCAGCAAACAATGAACTTTCTAACCGGGAAAACAAGATCCGGGTGAATGGTCGTATTGCTGATAACTATGGAGCTGGGTGGAATACTCCCGACCTAATCGCAGTGCCTTACAAGGTATATGAAAACAATGTCGAAGTAGAGCATGTAGTGGGCTGTATTGGGCGTGGACACTATAAAATCAATGGAGCTTATGACGGTGAAACCAATATTGTCGATATTGCCGGCGCATCGGTAGAAGTCTTTCGACCAGGTGTAGATATTGTTTCAGGTGAGCCATATTTTTCGCTTGGTACCGAAATTACCACGCCGCCACTAACGGTTCAGCATCAAACTTCTGTTAATGGCCAAGTTCTCCGTCCAGCAGATACACAGTCTTTAGAAGGTACGAACTACCTTCATTTTGCATATCCAAACGAGATCCTTCGGGCATCTGCAAACAATACGGATTTAACCACTAAGTTTGTAAGTAATGACCGCGTAGAAATCACCAATGCCTCATTCACGTTTAACGGCCAGACTTATGATTTAAACGGCACTTACAGCGTTCTATCGGTAGCAGATGATCGAATGACGTTATCAAATCCGGCGGCCGTTAATGCTAACTGGTTAAAGCTTAAAGAGTTAAATAACCAACAAACTGCAGCTTTGTCACCAAAGATCAGTTCAATAGGTGAAAAATGGATTGGTCCATTCATTCTGGACAATGTTGAACGTAGCCGGGTGCTGTGTAATTTTGTGGCCACAAATGGACTTTATACCGTTTCTTCAGGTGGGAATCAGGCCGCTGTTAACGTCACGATTGAAGTTGAAGTAACACCGGTAAATGAATCTGGTGCAGCGATTGGTAATCCGATGCTGAAGCAGATCATTTTGAAAGGTTCGGCAAAGTCGCGTCAAACCGTTGGCGCAACGCTGGATATGGTGACATTTCAAGGTCGCTGTAGTGTCCGTGCACGTCGTTTAACACCAACACCGGCGGTTACAACGGTAGTAGATGAAGTAAAGTGGCAGGCGCTTTATGGTGCTTATCCTTTGCAAAGCACAGTGTATGAACATGAAACGGTTTTTCGTGCGCGCACTTATGCAACCACTGGAGCTTTATCTGTTAAGTCCCGCAAGATCAATTTTGATCTTCAGCGGATGTTACCGACTTTTAAAAACGGCGCAATGACGACAGAGCTATTTCCAACATCAAGCTTTGCTGATGCATTGGTTTCAATGGCACTGGATGACAAGATAGGCCGCCGTACGATCGACGAAATAGATCTGGAAAATATCTATCGGACTTATAACGATGTAGTTGATTATTTTGGTACACCACTTGCGGCTGAGTTCTGTACTACGATTGATGATACAAACCTGTCTTTTGAAGAGCTGGTCACCAATCTTTGTGATGCCGTGTTTTGTACTGCATATCGTCAAAATAATAAGCTCAAGCTTTATTTTGAACGTCCAACTGATAACTCGGTAATGCTATTTAACTTCAGGAATATTATTCCTGATAGTTACAAGCATGATCTTACCTTTGGCGTGATGGATGACTACGATGGACTGATCTATGAATACACGGATCCGGCCGACGATAGTCGTATCAATATCTATCTACCGGATAAAGGGGCCAAGAACCCCAAAGAGGTGAAATCTGTAGGTGTGCGTAACAAGTGGCAAGCTCATTTTAATGCGTACCGGCTTTGGAACAAGCTTCGCTTCCAGCGCAAATCCATTACCTTTGATGCGGCACCTGAGTCAGAATTACTGGTTTTACGTGACCGGATCGCTGTAGCTGATTATCGCAATGGTATTCATCAAAGCGGTGAGGTGGTACAGCAAGAAGGTTTAATTCTCACCCTAAGCCATGATGTCGATTTCATTGCAGGCAAGAGTTATGTGATTTATTTGCAAATGGGGGATGGTACCGTGGACCTGATTCCCGTTACGCCGGGTTCAGCCAAGAACAAAGTAGTTTTAGGGCGTTTACCGAACGGGGCCTTAAAGCTTAGTCCCGATGACTTTGTGAATACTATCTACACCGTAGTTAATGACGATACCAAAGGCTCACTGCCTTATCTGGTTGCAAAAAGAGAACCGGCTGACCAGTTCTCTAATACCATTACTGCAATTAATTACGATGAACGTTATTACCTCAATGACAAGGACTTTATTGATGTGCCGGTTGATGATTCACCGATTTACATTCGATATGACCAGCTGGATATTAATCTGGCACGTTTATATCAGATGCAAAGAGGGGATTTGCCAACGACTGGAGAAATCAGTTTTGTAGTTGAAGCAGGTGCACTAGTTTCAAGTTCAAGTTCTTATCGACCGGAAACCAGATTTGTCTATAAATTCGACTATAACTCTAGTCCTGCAAAACGAGAGTATATCGTTCCAGCTGCATCAGAATTACCTGCTATTGATACTGGTGAGTTCCCACCTGATCTCGTGGTAAATTTGACTATTAAAGGTGCTGTTGTTGGACGTGGTGGAGATGGCGGGTTGCCACATTTGGCATTTGGTGCATGGTCTACCGATCCGGATTATAACTTTACTAAAACCCGCCGTGACGGTTTTCAGGGAGCACCCGGTTTATTAAACCGGCACAGTAAACTAAACCTGATTATTGATGGTGGAACTCTGGCTCGAGGCGGCTCAGGTGGTGGAGCAACACCAAGCGGTATTTATACTGGGTTGTCTTATGGTGTTCAAGGTATTCCGGGTGGAGCTGGTGCACCATTTGGACGGGTCATGACAGGCCAGCCAATTTCAAGCGACTCACAAGATTGGCGCTGGTATTTTGGAAGTTACTTCAATGTCTTAAAAATTACTGATGCCGAAGCTTCGGTACCCGGTAAAGGTTACCGAACCCAAAATGACCGTTATGGATCTCCATTATCAGGTGATGGCGGAAACTGGGGCGAACGCGGTACCAAGTCCACCAATGATGGAACATGGAACTGGCAATACCATGGCACAACTGAAGGCCAGCCGGGGCCGGGTGGACCTGCAATTGTTGGGGTGGCACCACTTACAACTCAATTGATCAATGGAGGGAAAATTCTACAAACACTTTAAATCTTAAAAGAACTTTGAGCACCCAATTCGGGTGCTTTTTTATTGCCTAAATTTTCTGGAGATATAAATGGAACCAGTTTCAACAAGCGGTTTAACAGCACTTTTAAAATTTTATGGGATTGCAATTATGGTGACGTTAGCGGTTGCTTTGGTTGCAGCAGTTGTATTAATGACACGTATGCCACGCTCACCACAAGAGTGGGCAGTTGGTTTGATTTGTACGGTTGTATCAAGTTTGGCTGGCGGCTCATTCATTATTGTGAAGTGGGGGCTTCATGAATGGGTTACTGATGTATGGGGGATGATTGCTCTTGGTGGGTTCTTCTTTGTTTGTGGTTTACCTGGTTGGGCTTTAGTCCGTTGGATCTTTAATTTCATAGATAAACAGGAAGGTAAAACGATTGTTGAAGTGATTAAAGAGTTTAAGAAAGCCAGAAAAGACATTGAAAACAGCTAATGCCGCCTTCGGGCGGTTTTTTACATCTGAAGGAAACCGAAATGAACATTGAACAATATCTTGATGAATTAATTAAGCGTGAAGGCGGGTACGTAAACAACCCAGCAGATCGAGGCGGTGAAACAAAGTACGGTATTACTGAAGCAGTAGCACGTACTAACGGCTTTAAGGGCAACATGAAAGATTTACCGCTTGATGTGGCCAAAGCCATTTATAAAAAGCAGTATTGGACAGATCCGCGATTTGATCAAGTGAATGTAATTAGCTCGTTAGTTGCTGAAGAGCTTCTAGACACTGGTGTGAATTGCGGTACCGGATTTGCAAAACCTCTCTTACAACGTGCTTTAAATTTGCTGAATAACCAAGGTAAAGCAGGTTGGCCAGATTTAACAGTTGACGGAATTTATGGTCCAGCAACTCTTAATGCACTCAAAACTTATCTGGCCAAGCGTGGAAAAGACGGCGAAAAAGTCCTGGTGCGTGTTCTTAATATCATGCAAGGGCAACGTTACATTGAAATCTGTGAACGCAATCCTAGCCAGGAACAGTTTTTCTATGGTTGGATCGCCAATCGAGTTGTTATATGA